ACTAAGGCAGTTGGCATCGCTTATGACTCCTAAAAAAAGGGGCTACGGCCATCGGAGTATAGCCGCAACCCCAGATTGCAATTATCCTAAGATAGTTGTAATGAAGTCACCTTTCCATGCTTTAACGCCCCAGACTGCGCCAACCTCAAGCATAGTTTTACGATAGCCCTTATAAATACGGACTTCAAAAACTAACCCTGAGTGCGGGTCTTGAACAATAATAGCATCGTCAGCCGCGTCACCTACAGAGGGAACTGCTGGCGCTCGCATCGCTAACTCAATTGCATTTCTGTGGAATACAGAAGTGGGGGTATAGCTTGCCGCCATTGTTATCTCAGCTCCACCACTCACAGCATCAATGATGCCAGAGCCGTTTAGCTGGATAGTACCAGTTGCCGCACCTGAGCCAGTTGTACCACTAGCTACAATGTACTGCTTACCTGCGCCACCAAACTGAATAGCATCACCCTCAAGCAATGTGCCTGAGTTTGAACCAGCAAACGCAAATGAAGTATCGCCAGCAGATAAAGCACCATCAGGGTCATGCCCAGTCATACCACCAGCAGTATGCTGAGAAATACCGCCAGATTCGCGGAGTTTGATACCATGAACATTGATTAAAATACCCTGCTCTCGAACATCTGTAGTACCTGCTGTGTTAGCGTTAAGCAAGTTGGTGTCTGTGCGTACATTGACACCCGCTAAGGTGTTCATCACAGCATTCATCTCGCCATCACTTGCAGGGCAACCAGCGTCAATTAAAGCCGCTCTAGCTGTAGCAAGCAAATCAAGGTTACTGCCAAAAGGTGTAGTAGCCGCAGTACCACCAGCCGCAGTACGCGCACCATTTTTAGCCGCTGTTGCTAGATCAACCTCAATCTGGTTGGTTAGCTTACGCATAGCCTGAGCAATTAAGTCGCCATAAACACTGTCATACTTACCAGTGTTACGCAGTAATTTTTCTTGCTCTGCGCCTAATGGAATTTGCACAGCTTTTGCGTTGCTTAAAGATAGAGTTTCACCAGTAATGGTTGTAGCTATGCCATCTGGAATGGTCATTGCACCATTAGAAATGTCTTGTAACGCGCCAGACTCAGAAGTAAAAGCCGCAGTTACGTTATCGCCTACAGCCGCTCTAGTGCTGTCTGCATTCATTGTTACCGCTGGAATGAAGCCTACAGCTTCACGCCCTACAGTGTCAGCCGCTACGAAAATATCGTTAGCTAAGCTAGTTAAAGTTAAATCAGCCATTTTGAGACCCCAAAAAAATAATTAAATAATTTTGCCGCCTGATTTGATGTATTCCATTCGCTTGTATGAATCCATAGCATCAAAATCTGCACGACTTACCGTCTTGGAATCACTAGCCCCGCCACTGTTTCCGCCTGTTGCGCCTCCCCCAGAGGACTCTAACCCATCAACTAGAAACGGATATTCCGTCTTAATTGATTGCGTTAATTCTTCTACACTGCTAACGGTTAGATTGCCATTAGCATCTTGAACTCTAAGCTCGCCATCTACTAGCGCCAGCCTAGATGTAATCTGTTCAGATAATAACTTAGCTCTAGCTGTGTCTTTTGTTAGCCCTGTAGCCAACTCTAATGCCTTGCCGTTTATCTGCTGTCTTTCAATCTGGCTTTGCAAATTCTGCAACGCCTCTGAAGCCTTTTGGCGCTCTGACTCTGAGCTATTGTATAACTGCTCATAGTCATTAGCCTTTTTCAATTTAGCTTCATGCTCAGCTTTAGCTAACTGCTCGGCCTCTTGCGCCTTTTGCTGTGCTGTTTTCTTTTCTGTTAAAAGCTCATCTATCTTGCGCTTCAAACCGCTTACATCTTCTTGCGGCACGCCATCTACGTTCAAAGTGTAGCCATTTTCGCCCTGCGAATATAAGCCTTGCTGTGATTCGTCTAAAGTTGTAAATTCTTCCGCGCTTACTGTATACTTTATGCTCATTTATAACCCCTAGTTATAAGAAATGCCATCTACCCTGTAGATTTCTACTATATAGCACTATATCTCAGCTTTTGCAAATGCTATTGGGTTTAATTCGCGTAATCTGTCCAAACTGTAGACAGCACCTTGATTATCGGTAAATTTATCTATTTTTAAGCCGCCTTTTCTAAACAGCTTAGCCCTTGCATCGCCATCAGGAAACTTAGAAAAATACTCATCTTGAAAGCCAGCAGGTTGCTTTTTTAACCAACCGCCAAACGTAGTCTTGGCAGATGTAGTCCCCGCCCCCTTTGCGCCTACTTGTGGCCGTTCGCCTGTGACCTTAGCGCCTAAGTCATATTGCGGGTCAACAACCATATTGAGAGTAGAGCGACAGTTAAAGTGAGCAGGTGGTTGAGGATAATCGCTGTTAATAGGGTAAATCTCACCATCTCGACCAGCGCAGGTTAAAGTAGTGCGGTCATCTAGTGTAGCAAGCCACTGTACGCCCTCTAAAACGTCACTGTTGGCCGCTATAGTCTCACTCCTTGCGATTGATGCCGTATGGTTTGTCATTGTCCTAGCAAGCGTGTCAGCCTGTCTAGCGGTCACTCTGCCTAAGTCTTTTATCTTTGAGCTTATCTGTGCGTTAGTCTCGCCAAGTAAATAGCCATCAGTAACGGCCAGCTTTATAGCTTGTGATTGTTTAGCTCCAAACTGCGATACCGCTTGCTCTATGTTGAGTAGTTGCCCTTTCTTGGGGCTGAAGGTTTTAACTTTGAGTGCTGTTTCTATTTGATTTGTTGCGGGTAGTGCCGCGCTGTACTCTGCGACTGTGGCTGAGCCTACCATGCTGGCAGTAAACTCGGCCTCTGAAAGTGCAAACTTGTTAAGCTCGACTATCATTGCTGTCTTGCTTTTGTCGTAGCCACCGCTTATTAGCTGATCTATATCAAGGTTTATCTGCCGTAACCTTGCGCCACTAACCTGCGTTAGCTCATTTTCTGAGAGCTTAGACAATACCTTAGACTGCACCCGCTTGAGGCCAGCTACATAATCTTTAGCGACACCAGCACCATACCGTTGTATAAACAGTTGATGCCTAGTCGCTACGTCTGTGGTGTATTGGTTACTCGACAAATTTGCCTTCTCTTAAATAATCGTCAGTTATTGACCAGCGTAAATCTGAATCAGTTGTATAGGGGCAGTCATTCGCCTCAATCTTTTCTTCAATAATCTGGTTAAGCTCGTCAATCTGGCCTTGCGTTAATTCGTGATATTCCATTTTCTTGCCCTCAGTTTAGGGGCTTGCGCCCCTGTTAATTAATAATCTCTTGTAAGTTTTTTTGATGATTGTCTAACTTTTGCTCTTACTCTTTTTCTTTGTCGTTTAGTTTCCGACCGAGATAATGAATTTACTTTTTCTAAGCGTTCTGACTTGCTCATACTTACCCCTTATGGGTGATAAATAGTCCACTGATTATCGTAATTAGCAAACAAATCTAAAATCTCGTAAGCCTGTTGAGTTTCTTTAGAACAATTAAAAACGCCTTTCTCAAACTCGCCTTTAGTAGAATCAATACAATTTAAAACATGATGTATTGCTTCTCGCAAATCGCCTGTACCAAACTCATGCTTCCCAAAAGTACCCCATTCATTTTGCTCAATGCGAGACTCTTGTCTATCGTAGTATTCTTGTGTTATCTCTATTTCTTTATTCATTTTCTTGCCCTCTTTGTTAATTGATGGTGTAACTATAAGGGCTATTACGCGTAATGTCAAGCAATTATTTAAAATAAATAAAATTATTTTACAAATCTACAATATTACCATTTTCCTCATCAATCTCGTCATTGGTTCGCTCGGCCTTGACTATGCCCTGCGCTCTGCTCATATCCTGTAAATCTGACTTAGCAATGATACCCCTGTCATTAAGCTGGATAGCGGCCATCAATAACTGAGGATTAGCGTCATCATCAAAAAACTTCTTATTCAGAGTAAATACTGCCTCTGTGGCATCTACGCCCATAAACTGCCCGCACCAATCAATGCAAGTTGCTATGGCCTCTGATACGTTATCTGCGATTGTGGATAGAATAGAGCTTTCACCTGTAGCGTCTATGCGGCTCTGTGTGGCCGTCTTAGCGCTGGAATCTTCAACCATGCGAGCGCCTAGCTTCCGCATTTGTTCCTCTTTACGAACCATTAAGCGGTCTGCTAATTGATTCTCTGAGGCTTGCACTGAACTGAAGCCGCCAGACTCACCCAAAAAATGCCCCGCCATACTGCCGACAGTAATACCATTGGGGTTGGCCTCTGAGAACTGCTGTAGACTCATAGAGCTAGAAACGCCTAAAGTTAGCTGGCCATGTATAAAACAATTCTCCTCAAGGTCAGCAGAGTTGCGATAGTGAGCGATATTAATATTAGCAATATCAGCCAAAGGTGGAACATCAACACTTGCATCATTGTTTTCACTCCCCACAATAAAGAGCGGAATGTAGTCAAAGGCAGTCCCATCAGCTTTCTTAGGAGCAAATTCTTGAGTATAGGGCGCATCATCTCGGTAAACCTGTTGCGTGTATATGCCATCTCGTAACCTCAATACTCGATATTGCTTAGCCATCTCATAGCTAAACTCATCATCATCATTGTCATATAGCTCACAAAGCACCGCCATCGTCAGTACTTTACGACCCCCCACTACACCAACATTCCAGTTAATAAAATTCTCTGCTGTATATCGGTTAATGTTTGCCTGTGGCTGAATCTGTTGCTGTTGCTCAAGTGTCAAACCCTCACCAACGCTAGGAAAATCAACTAATAACGCATGACGGCCTTTACCGATAACCTCACCGCAGACATCTTTAGCCAAACTAGATAGCGACTCACCAGCCCCATCAGCGTTATCTAATAGATAATCTAAACCATCAGGCACATCAACCTCTGGTGATTTTCTAAAGATTGCACCGTTCAAGCCTTCTTTGGTGCGGCCTGTAAAGTTGACGAATACAGCCCTATTCAGATAGCTAACGTATCTTGTCTCATTAACGCTCACGCCTTCCATTGGTCTAAGGTACGTAGCTCTTGCCTTCTTGATTGCCCTCTGCCCCTCACAGCAATCAGTGACCTTGCTCCACTCATCGACATAGGTGTTATATTCTGGGTTCTGTTGGTCTACACTCATAGCATCACATCACAAATTTAAACGGCACTGCCGATATGGGTTTATTGATTGGCAACTCATATGCAATAGGATAGGTTGCCGCGTCTATTAAATGATCAAGCCCGCTAGTCTTGTCTGGGTTTCCGTTGGTATCATAGCTTAATTGCTCGAAATTACCAGCCAGCTCTTGACATCTTTCGCAGTTTATCATAAGTGTACCAGATTCAAAGGCTGAGTTTGTAGCCATTACCCTATCTTTAATAAATGGGTTTTTCTTGTTAACCCGTATCGTATACCCCGCAGACTCTAGCAAACTAATATCGCTTATAGATGCGTCAACCGTCTTTCGACTGCCACCACTGGCATCAGGGTAGATAGCAACATTGTGATGCAGGTAGCGTTCTTTAAGTGCAGTAATCATTGATGGCGTATCGTAGATGCCGCATAGCTCCTCGACTGCGTGATAAACCTCGCCCCTTAAAACGTAAACAACTGCGCTCATATTAGTTACGTTAAAATCCATGCCGACTAATAATTGATCATGCTCTTGTATGGTTTCTGTGCTGTTGTTTCTGACCCTATCAAAGCCTGTGTAAACTGTGCCTTGCGTTAGGTTGACAAACTCCCCCTGCGTGTAAGCCTGTAGAAGCTGGCTGGGGTAGATTGCTTTAAGGTTATCTAGGTAGTCTGCTGGTAGATGCGGATTAGATGCGGTTGGTGCTTGAATGATTACAAAGTCAGGCTTAGGGTCTTTCTTCCAAGTCTGATAAACGAATTTAAAGCCCTCTGGCGTTGTTGTCACCCCTATAGTGTTTGGGCTTCCGTCAGGCTTGATCTGCCTGTTACGCGCCATAATAGCCCTAAATGCCGCCCCCGCATCGCTTGCTTTAAGTGTATCTAACTCGTCAATGTCTGCGTCTGCGTGTTCATAGCCGATAATTCTATTAATATTCTCCATCGACCGAAAGATGATTTGACCATGACGGCCTAAGTCAATGTAGTTAAGAGGGGACTTATAGAGCTTATAAGGGATTTCTAGGTTGGTTAAAACTTCCTCAAACCGAGGCCAAGCAATCATTCTAATCAAATCATAGGTAGGCTCATAGAATCCCCTGTTAGTGCTAGGGTTTCTCAGCTTACCGATTATGCAACGCAATACAGCCGCTTCAGTCTTACCAGCCCCAAACCCTGCAACCAGTGCAGGAAATTTGGCCGTATGATTAATGTATTTGAACTGTGGGCTTGTTGGGTTAATCCTAGCCATCAGACAGCATCAGGGTTCACAATCTCTATACTGACCTTATCGCCATGATTGTACTGATCTATCTCTTGCTTATCGACCTGCCCAAGTAACTGCTTGCCTAGCCATATAGCGATAGAAGCGTTGCCATCTTCAGCTAGCCCCATCTGTATACGCCTTAGAGATATTTTTCCCATAGAGCGCCCCCTATCGACTGCCTCTGCAAAGTCAGGCTCTTCATTGTACCTGCGCTGGACTGTCTTAGTGCTGACGTTAAAATAGTGCGCTATCTCATCATGCGTACAATTTAGCTCGCAGAGCTTCTCAAGATTCTCTAAGTTAAACTCAATCTTTTCTCTCATACTCACCTTTTAATATTGGACTATTTAAAATAGTTTGATCTGGCCTGTATCGGTCATTAAAGTCTTTTTCTGAAGTCGCGTCAATAAAGACTATCTCCTCCTCAGAGCAACCCTCGTCAAATAGTAGGGCATTGATCAACTCTTGCCAAGTCACCCTGCTCTACTCTTGTCTAACTCTCGTACCTCATTAACAAGTGCTGTAAAG